TGCAAGTTCGAGCGTCAATCGTCAAAAAGTGGCGTTTTTTGCGTTTGTAGCGTATTCTACGCTAATGTGTACAGGATACAAAAGCGCCTACTGGTTAGGTAGACGCTTGAAGGTGGAGCTGGTGGTATTCGAAACCACGTTCGGTTAGAGCAATGCTGAAACCCGATCCCTGTCAGCCCCGTTTTAGAGTTTGTCACACTTTCGTTTTAGAGTTTGGCATAAGAACACTTCTGTTATTCCACAGATTGTTTTGCTAAAGCTTCTATTTCCTGTTGATGTGGCGCAAGATATTTTATCAACCTTTCTCTCGATAAGACGGTAGCAAGTCTTTTGTGTACATCGCGATGACACCTCTCGCACAATGTGATGCAGTTATCTTCGGTAGACTTACCGCCCCAAGAAAGAGGCACTATATGATGTAATCGCAGTTCTGAATCGCCCCCACACATATCACAAACACTGCGCCTTAGTCCATATCTTCTTCCAGCTTCGTGTTCTCGCTTTCTAAACTGCGTATAAGTTTCTCCATTTTGATGTATTCTCCCAACGAAGTTCCCTTTATAACCAAGTAGTCTGAGCGCAGACCTCAGTACATTTGCCCTGGCACTCATAGTTTTAGATTGTCCGCAATAATATTTTTCGATTATTGGCACTAAATCCAGACTGTCTATATCCTTGCCGGACTTAGCCAAAGACATTAGATACAAAAGTCCATCAACCCCCCATGTAGCAACCCTTCTTGTGCAATGGGCACAAGAGTAAGTGTAATTACTTCCGCAAATATCACATTTCATTTTTCCATCCACCTGTATACTATAATCTATTTATATAGTAGTTTATAGTAATTATACCATATTGTTCTGCGGACGTTTTTCCTGTTTACTTTTATCAATCCATTGACATTCACGCTTATTCCGACGAGTTTTGTCAATCCGTTGCGTAAACTTTCTGCTAATCAGGCGCGCTATGCCTGCTTAGCAATAAACTATAAATGGCGGGTCCATTGGCACGCTTTTCCATGTGTACCACGGATTTATCGGAAGTTTTTGTGGCTCTGGAAGTGTTGGGTACGTAAAGGCCGGCGGTCTTTTTTCCAGCAACTCAACTCGTTCTTTCAAGAGGTCAATCTCATATTCCAATTCTTCAATTTTATTCAAAAGTTCTTTCTTCTTCATGTCAATTTATTCCTTTTCTTTCCTGCTTTTCCGGTATTGCATGCCAGCTTTGCAAGGATTTGATACACAACCGGATTTGTGTATCACCCGTGAGCGGCATCTTGCTTGTTCTGAAAATATTCTGATAGCGCTTTTTTGACCGCCGCATTTATCACTTCTATTGGAATATTAGGCTTAAACGGTAAAACAACTGGTTCTCGTATTGGAAGACTTTTCTTTTCCATTATCCTTGCCTATCGGGATTGTACTTTTCCTTGACGTACCACCCATCGCCCTTGAAGTGGACTGGCGTGGGCGAGTACGTCTTGCGGAGCGTAACCGTCTGGCAGTCAGGGCAGATTGTCTTCGCGTCGTCCACGAAGTGCTGGAAGAACTCGAAGTCGGTGTTGCATCGGTCGCAGTGGTACGAATACAATGGCATACTACGTGACCTTCCTGTAAGCGGTCGCAATCTTGCCCTCAGGCGTGCGAACTTTGCGGGATGTAACCTCGCCGGCTGCCAGTTTCGCTTTGAGTACGGATGCCGCCTTGCACCAGCTCACGCCGGTGTAATCTGACACGAGCTGCGCGGTGACTTCGTCCGGCTCAATGTCGGGCAATGAGAGTTCGCGAGCGAGCTCAATAAGAAGTTCAAATTCTGTCATTTTGTTTTCTTTTAATTGGTCAAGAGGAATCCACGTGGTTGTTGCCGATATTGTTCTGCTTACGTTCAATGGTTTATTTTTGTCAAAATCTACATAGCCAGTTGTTTGTTCTGTCACAGCATTACCACCTTCCGCCCGTCTGGTTGCCCTTTGTAACGCGCCTTACTCAGATCGAGCTTGCCGTCATTCAAAAGGATTCCGCCGATGTCCGAGCGCCTGGTATTTCCAGCAACCCTATTCGCAAAGGTCGTTTTTAGCTGCCAAGCAGGGCATTGAATTAGCCTGGTATTCTCGAACTTCAAGCCGCTGTCATCAAGCGCATGGAAGTGCCCCCTGAATATATAGTTAGGCAATGGTATGCCCGATTGAGCGTAATCAATCATTATTTCAGACGCTAAGTTTGCCGCGCCGGAAGTCCAGGGGCGTGTGCCAATCCGCCCATGATGCGCAAGGTCTACCAGTACGCCGTCAAGATCAATCGTCATCTGCTGTTCGATGTAATCCGCGCCCAAGCCCTTATAGAGATCGCTTTCGGTGGCGTGATCTGTGCCAGCGTGAACGGCCGTTCCAAGTATGCCAATAAACTTATCCGCTATTTCGCGGTAGGGCATCAATAGCGTCTTTGCCATTTCGACTTGGTCGCCCACTTCCTGCACGAGTTGTGTGGACCCGTGATGGTTGTAATCAATCACATCCCCCAAGTGCGCCACGATGATGCGGTGCTTCTTGCTCTTGCTATTTACGTAATCGAAGAAGTCAATCCAGTTCGCGTAAAGCCACTTTTGCAAGCGGTTGGCCTCCATCGTTTGCGCCTCGTAGCTTGACCGGTTATGCACCGTATAGCGCAAGGGTGATACAGCGGTACTACTGCCCACGTGAGAATCAGATAGTACAACCAGTACAGTTCCGCTCATGCCGTCGCCAGTGTCGAGTAAACTTTGAAACTATCCTTCTCAGTCCAAAATTTACCGAGCGAAGTTTCCACGTACCCCTGCACCTGCCACGTGCCAACCATGTCAATATCGCCGGCAATGGTTGTGTATTGGATTTTGCCGTCACTCCCATTCGTGGTAAACGCGGCGGTCTTTTGCACCTTCGCGCCAGTCGGGTCTTGGAAGTAGATGTACTTCGTGACGGCTGTACTAACGTCAATTGCCGTGCCAGCCGTGTTAACTATCGTAAGGCGAAAGATCGTGCCAATATCGCCGTTGTGAACGTAAATCGTTGTCATAAAGATAGCTCCTCGTAGACTTCCATAGTTATTACCATCGGCATTTCGAGTGTAAAGGCGGCAACTTCGGTCAATGCGGTGGATGTACTTACCGTTACGGTTGGAATAGGGGCAATACCGTCGGTGTATACACTCCAAGTTGTGACAAGGTCTGGCGTAGCTACGTCGTCATAACTGCGATAGTATTTATTGCTATCCGCAACTGTTTGCCAGTACTTAAAAGCCAAAAACGAATACCAAAAAATAGTAAATTGCGTGCCCGACTTAACATATTTCGGCTTGCCGTTCACTATTGAATCGTACACATACGTCCCATTGACCGCACTCGTGCCAGCACCGCTTACAACCATGTCTGTGCCAGTTACATCAACGCTCGCATCATTCGGCAGCACCACTTCAAAATCCGCGCTCAATATTGCCGCAAGCGTGAACTCCACCACTTCCTTGTACTGAATATCCGCGCCTTCCGGCAACACCGGGAAGTACAAATCAGGCCAGTAATCGGTCGGGAAATACTTGCTTGTCAGTATGTACATTTGCTTATACCGTCAATGTAACAGCCGACCGGTTGCCGTTCGTGTCTACCGTTGCCACGATGACATTACTCGCATCATCCACGCCCCTGAACGTAACTGAGGTCGTGCCGCCGCCGGTAGCCTTGCCAGCAAGTGCCGCCGCCATGACTTTCAGCAATTGCCGCATGGTATATGAGCCAACCACCACATCGTCCAGAATCGCGTCTGCGATTTCCGTCACCGCATCCGCCTTGAGCGCGGCGGCTGTAATCGAGTCCGTTGCCAGCGATGCCACCACGACACCGTCCGTGCCAGTGTCCGCGAGGATATCCGTGACCGCCTTGCTAAACGAGCCAGCCGAAGTGTGTCCGCTTGTCGCTTCGTCCAGAACAGCATCAGCAATGCCAGCCGCCGTAACGCCAGCCATCTCAAACCAGCGCGTTGACCAGTCGGGCGTGGCAGTGTCGCCAGCCAAGCCGTCCACGTAGACCGTCAGCACATCGCCGTTCCTCACGGTAATCCAGCCGGACTGCGCCGAGATTGCGGTCAAGCCAGATGCCGCTGTCAAAGTCGTTTGCGGCAGGATGCGGTAAGCCGAGCCAGAGCCGCCGATTTGTCGGGTGACGTACATAACGTAATCGCCGTTGCCAGCAACCGCGTCAATACTCACATCGCACATGACGAGCTTATCGCCTGTTGACGTGTAAGCCCCGACTGCGGTTGCCGCGCTGATGTCTACATTCGTTCCTGTATCTGTTTCGATGTAAGTAAGGACTGCCA